ATCGTTATCCTTGCTTTACTGGTTACATGGTTCGATATTCCCCATCTACTTATTTGCCATCAAGGAAACCTTTATGACACAAACATGGACAAACAACGATCGCGCTCGCATCGTGAAATACCTCAATCTCACACGCGACTATTACACTCTAATTGAAAACACTCTCACAACCTACGAAGACACCTACGGGGTAAGTGCTATAACTGAGGTACAATCAAAGCTTGACGGATTAGACACATACAAGACTACTATCGATGGTCAAATGACCGATGGCAGTCTTGGCGTTACCAGTCAATCTGTCCCATCGTTCTACAGTATTACAAAACAAAGTGGCTCCGATCTTAGAGCTACAATGGTTTTATACAATGGCGATCGGCAATGGCTTATCGACAATTTGCAACTACAGAATTATGCGAGTTTATCAGGAAAACATACTAGAGCTTAAATATGTTTAAAGAATATTTTTTACAGAACGAAGAAATCGGCGCTGAATCTACCGATAGTGTTAGCAGTGGCGCTACGGATGAACCTAAAGCACCCGCAAAACCAGAAGAAGACGACACAGTAAAGCGCACTCTAAAGAAGTTGCGTGAAGAAGCTGAAGCAGCTAATAAACGAGCAGCAGCACAAATCGAAGCTGAAAAAAAAGCTAGGGTTGATGAAGTATCTGCAACCAGTAAAGACGCTGAAGAGCTAAAGGAAGAATGGAAGCATGAAAAAATTGTTTCTTCTTTTTCTAAGTATCTAAAAAAAGAAGTCGCTGAAAAATTTGCTAAAGTCCCTGACTATAAAGATTTGGTTGAAGTCACTAGAGGCGCTAATGGTAAATATACAATTGTTGTAGTTGAATCGCTTACCGATCGCACCCCAAGATTTAAATCGGATGGCAATAAAAAAACCGTACCTTTTACTATTGACGATTTAGCCGAACAAATTGCCAATGAGATGCCTACTTTAGCTGAGTCAATCAACAAAGCTAGTGGCGATAATATCCCATATGGCAGTGGCAAGCGTCAAACGAGTGACTTTAACCGCACAGCCGATCCGATGGACCTAGTGAAGAGAGGGTTAGGACTTAGCTAATTAATGGAAATCTACCAAATTAGTGGATGCTCAGACGATTTAAAGACTTGGGTGCAAAATCTTTTTACTGAAAATGACATTGATTATCACTTAAATAAAATGTCTGACGGATGGTGTTTCGACATTGAGCAAACAAAAAAGTGTATCTGGAAAACAACCTTTCTTGAACGACTTGCTGTTTCTAATTTAGGTGATTCAGATAAACAATTCTTGTTAGGTGTTTTTTAGCTAATTAGCTAACTCAACCAACAAAAAAGCGCTGTAGTGATATGGCGCTTTTTTGTTGGTTACATGGCCCTGCTACTACCAAAGCTTGATCCAGTTCGTATAGGCAAAAGCCTGTAAGCTGCATATCCCGCCGCTTCTGGTAAATGGTCTAAATCGTTTTTCTTTTCTGGTTTGCCATCATCTCCTAATGGCTGCTGTTCTAAGCATCTCGTTAAGTTTGGGCATTGCTTTACATTTACAAATAGATGAGTTTCTCCTAATCCATTCATAAAGCCAGTATTCATAGCATTAACACGATCTTTAACGGCTGGATTTGTCGTACCTCTAATTATTTGGAATCCAGCCTGACTAAATAAGCTTAAATCTGTTTGCGATGCTGATGTATGACGCTGATTACCCGATACATCAGGATATAAAAATTTACTGTGTTTTGGATATTTTTCATTAATTAATTCGATTGTATGTGAGCTATCTTGCATACCAAAAAATTCATCAACAGCATGATATTTTTTGCCGCGTTCAACATAGATTACACTAGCCATTTTACCTACGTTGAAATCTTGACCTATATGCAGTCTTTCATTGGGCTGTACAGTCTCATTGGAACCATTTCTATGGCGATCAAATGCGTGGTAAGCAGTCCTAGTCGATAGATTGACGAATTGACCATGCACATAAGCGTCAATTAAGTTAGGCGGATAATTCTCGTATAGCGATCGGATATAGTCATCAGTTGTAAATGGGTTCTCTAGAGTACTGAGATTTATTAATTTGCGATCGGTTTTATTTGCTACTTCTGGACTGCCAAAAAAATCATATGCAAAATTAAAGCCTTCTGGTGTAGTAGTACAAAATATTTGATTGCAATGTCCTACCCGCACCCGTCCGACTAATTTCTTCCAACTGAGATCTAATATTTTGCGCTGTACTGTGTCTATTTCATCCACCCCAGCAAAGCAGTAGTTACCGCCAACGATCCGCCGCCAATTCTCGAAACTATTTAGATAAATTACTGCTCGACCATGTGGAAAATCAATCGTATATTTGCGGGGGGCTGATGCTCTAAGTGTATATTTAAGCCCTGACGCATCAAGAATCTCATCCATTTCAGGTACTAAAAGTTTCTCGATCATTTCATCTACAGGCTCATACAAAGCCAGTGCACAACCCTTTTTAGTGGGGATTGCATTCAGGAAAGCATGAAATAATCCTTTTCTCGCAAGTAGGTAAGTTTTGCCCCCACCATATCCGCTAACCACACCAACATAAGGAACATCAAGGGTCTTGAATGCGATCGCCTGTTTTGGTAGCAAGGATATCTTCAAGATTTCGGGTGGCGGTAGGAATAATGGTAGGTTCGATTTCTGAAGCTCTTGCCATGACGGAATCGAATGGGATTGCGTCTGTGCTTGTTTCTGTGCTATCTGAGTCTCTACCTTTTCCCAAGCTCTTTCCATCCGAGCCTGTGTCGCTGGTAAGAGTTCGAGGATCGGTGAGAAGGTAGCCAAGTTTTAATGCCTCATTTACGATTTTGTCAGGTGTATCAAATTTAGTTTGCTCCCCCGCTAGGCTTGATACTTTCTCTTGTTTTGATTCTTGGGATACGCGCCTTAGAAAGATTTTAGATTGTTCTACCCACTTTTCTTTTGAACATTTCTGCTCAATGTATTTAATACTGACATTATATTTTGATGCCAAGGCTACCAATGAAGGACGCAAATCATCACTAGGCGCTTCTATGTATTCCTTACTAATTTTTACCCAATCATGTTTTGTTGGTGCTGCCATAATGTTAAGTAGTTGACTTTATTCCTAGTAAGTTATCTAGGGTATCCCTAGATAACTTACTTATTTTTATTTTATTATTCCAAGAGAATTTCCGTAAACAGAAGTAGGTAACGCCGCCGATCTCGCTTGTTGCGCCCTAGATTGCAATCCAAAACGTGAGGTTACTTGATCACTTCCTACATTTCTTTGGATAGATCCTGTTGCAGTCCTTGTATTAGCCATGATCTTGCGTTTCGCGATCGCCCGTTGTTCTGGCGTTGAACTGGGATTTTTAAGAATAGCTTGATTTTTAGCAATATTAGCGGCACTAGCCCCAAACTTAGACTCAACACTACTACGCTGACCTACAGCGCTACGTTTAGCGGATGATGCTGTAGCACTACCGCTAGAGCCTCGACCACCGCCCTTCTTGAATCTACCACTCATCTTAGAAGGATCGTTACCACCATAGTATTGAATCCCGTTGCTATTGTCTAATGATTCCAACATAATCGACCTCGTTAATTTCATTATCATCATACTCAATCATAGTATGAGTCCATCCATCAGCGCCATAACATAGTATAGGCAATTTATCTACATCATCTAACAAATAATTACCATTGCTATCTACAGCATAGCTAAAAGCGGCTTTGTTGACAGGATGAAAAGGTACATTATGAGACTTCAAAGAACATTTTAAAATCGTCTCAAATGTTGGATTTTTGGGGACTTTAAACCCTAATGCTTTTTCAGGACACATCCTAACATTGCTATCAATATAGTGATAATTTTGCGATGTGACAAAAGTTGGCAGTAAAGGAGTAAAGAACTCTACCCATTCCCGTTGTGTGAAAAACTCACGGTTTAACGTAGCGCACCGATTAATAAATTGCTGCACAACTGGGAATAATTTTGGATACATTTTATAAGCATCAAAAAAGTTTGAATACCTACCGTTAGCAATGCTGTAATTCTCTAACCCTATAGATCGCGAATACTCGCGACACATCTCAACAAATTCTTTCCTATAAGGATCGCTATGTTTCTTCTTGAGGCAATCACTGATTAAGTCTTCACCTAATCTTTTGCGATCGCGTTCTGGCATTACCTGTTTCTGCTTGGTGTTAATATGCAAATTCTCCATCCATGTACCAAATACACCAATTTCTTTTAGATTGTCAAAAAATGGGATAGGGTCTAACAACCAATCTGGTTCGCATGGGTTACAGCCAACAATTACCGTATGCCCTTTAGCGATCAAAGCCTCTAACAACTCATAGCGATGTTCTAAAGGCGGCGCACTAGGCTCTATAGATTTGCGTGTTTCATCATCAGAAAACGAGACTGAAACATACCAAACACCGATCGGCATAAACTCTAATACTTTTTCCCATCCTTTCCCGCCTTTGGTTTGCACTGAATAAGGTATACCAAGCTCAGTCATGGTTTCCATAAAAGGAACCATTTGACGATGGTTTGAGGCACTAAACGGGTCTATGTGATTACTGACAATTACAGGATAACCATCACGCAGCAAATAACCCTCGATGGTATTTCTGTTTTGATAATCAGCTAATAATCTTGAAACACCGTTAACGTCAAGTGTGCGAGTAGGGGAATTAAGATTTGCAAAGCAATAAGGACAAGCGTGAGCGCACCAATTACCACTAAGTTCTAATGGCGCGGGTATCTTGAGTAAACCACCGTAGAGAGGCTTTAATCCGTCCATAAGTATCTTTTATTTAGCGCTGTAAACCTGCACTACTCGTTACCCTAGGTGCGCCAAGATCGGTTGTCGTTCTAGCAGCAGTTCTAGCAGAAACGGGAGCATTAGGATCAATACTGCTAAGTCCCTTACTGACTCTTAGCCCCCTGCTTGGCTTCTTCCCTCCTGCTACACCACCCTTCTTGAATCTACCACTCATTTTTGAGGGATCATTACCACCGTAATACTGAATCCCATTACTGTTATCTAATGATTCTCTCATATTTTTTTATCTTGGCTATTTTCATAAAATTCTAGCACCAAATCTCAATAAAAAATAATTACGATAAGGGGTTGACAAATAACGATAAGGGGTTTAATATATAGAAAGTTAAAAAAACAAACGGAGCAAAGCAATGAACGACTTAATCACAGCACTACAAAACGCAAACGAAAATCTGAACTTCTGGAAAAACGAATACAAAGAAGCTTTTGTAACCGAGATTGACTGCTATGACGATGAATGCCGCGCTCATGTAGTAGAAAACCTTGAGTTAGCTAAAGCTCAAAGAAAAGCAGCACAAGCAATGGTTAGAGGTTACTAATGACTAAATCAAAAGCAGACACCGATCGCGAATATAGAGATAGGTGTAAATCGGATATTTCTTATCGCTATTGTGCAAATTGTCAAAAAAAGCTGCGATACGATTGCAAAAGAGATACATGCAAAAAATGTGATCGCGAAAGTGGTGAACACCAAAAAAGAATGTATATGCAACGTAAATTAAAAGCAGCTATCTAACATAGATTCAAACGCCGCCGTATCATTTTTTATACCAATACTTTCCTTATACTCATTCCACCGTTTCATCGTGCCACTGCCAACGACTATCGGTATGGGTTGCTTATTGCCACCACTGCGATCGCTTGCGTAAGCGGGTAAGTCATTATTATCTGAAAACTTGAGAAAGTCAGGCTCTTGATGGTCGATTATCTCTTGCTTTTGCTCTGCTAATTTTGCGAGTTCATCGTCAAAGTACATGTCGCTAATATCAATCTCATCAGCGATCGCACTTAGCAACTCAATATCAGGATCGTAGTTAAGCTCACTTATGCGATTGTCTCCTACACCTAATCTAATTGCTCTTGGATCATCAGCAGTAGGAATATCATCACGAATTACAATAACGGGGCGATCGCCAGTCGTATGCACTGTAATAGGCTCTATCTCTTGACCAAAGCGATCTAAAGAAACTTCTAACCGTGCCGATCCCGCAAAAGTTTCGCCATTAGCAGCCGTTGTTATAGCTCCTATCCATCCCTCTTTAGAAATGATATTTTCTAAAGCACCCATGCCCCGCACTCTGTGACGGTTTACGTTAGCCTTTTGAGTAGTAAAATCTGAGAGCTTTTTCGCCATAAATCAACATACGAATTTACCGTGATTCTAGCATTATCGCGCCCTTTGATGGCGATATCGCAAGATTACTGATATTAAAAAGTGGTAAAATATTAGTGGCGATCGCGTATTCCCGTACCGATCACCTGATTAACCTTATCTTTAAGCGCAGGTCAATATGAATAGTTTAGCAAATGTGAAACACCTTTACTCCACCCATTCCCATTTCATACCAGCGCTTTTACCACCCCTAGCGATCGCTTGGGATATGCAGTTATGCTTAACAAAATTAGCTCTAGCAGCTTCTTTTACACCAGAATAAACTCTAATGCCATCAGGAGCATAACAACGCACAGCACGGCGAAAACCTCTAGTTGACGGCTCTGAGTTTTTGACTTTTTCGACTAGCTCTGCATCTTCTAGCAGCCAGAATAAGTTATCGCGATCGCAGTTAGCAAAATGCGAGGGATTATTCAGGACTAAGGCGATCGCGTCTTTACGTTTAACTGCGTTCTGATTTCTGGCAATTTTGCGGGGTTGCAATTTCCCATTGCGGACAAATGAGCGAACTCGATCCATTGATAAGCCTAACCCTCTCGACAGTTCGTACACAGTAAAATTATCTTCAGTGCATTTGCGTTAACCAATACAGGAAAAGGTAAAACACCAAGATTATCTTCAAGATATTCGATCTCTTCTTGTTTCCATGCCGATCCGCCTTTTTTCTCTGTGGAAAACTTTGCTGCACACGATCTAGTACAGCAAAGCCGTTTTGTTTTACCTTCATCAAATTCTTTCTTGCAAAATATACAGTTTTTCATATTTACTGTCTGCCATATCTTACTCTGATACTTTTGCAACATAGCTAACCAAATCTAGCAAGCGATTACCACGCCTAGCAGCGATCACAGCCTCACATGATGCGTACTCACTAATGCACTTAGCTAATTTGTCAGAGCGATAGTTGCCACTATTAATCTCGGTTTTTGAGAATCCCATAGCCATAAGCTCTTCATATCGTGTGAGCAAATGCGTAAAAGCAGATCGAGATATATGCAATGTATCAAGCTCAAATTGCACTGGGAAATAATCGCGATTAGTTGCCTCTAGCGCCCAAGGCAAAATATGTTTTTGCCCTGATTCCGCAATGCAAATAGTAAAGGGCGGCTTTGGCGGATCAAGCAACCAGGTCCTGATTTGAGCGCGTGTGGGGAGGCGATCAACTATTTCTAGCGTGTTCCCCCCCTCAGTATGTTGATTACCAAATTTAGGATAAGAACCATACGCATCATCAGCAGAAAGGAGCCATGACCAGCCCCTAGCAAATAATGTGCTGTATTTTCCCTTCGCTTCATTCCAATAAAAAGCCCTTAACGGAATCACCCATGCACAGCGATCGCATAGATGCTTTGAATCAGGGCATCTAGCACTACTGTGTGCGGTAAATGAATCTTTGAGAACTAACGGTTTATGAGCGTTAGGTGCGGCGCAAAGGTAGCAGTAATTATTATTCATGGCAAAAGCCACCCTATAGGATGGCTGATTAAGTTTATTTTATTCAATGTCCGTGGTTGCCTCCTCTAGGCATTACGCAACCTCTTGTAAATTATCGTTAGCAAAACGAGATTCCCATTCATCGCCGTCAACTTCTTTGGGTTGAGCAATTTCTTTTTCAACCTTAGTGATTGAGTAAGACAAGTCAGAAAACAAAGCGCGAATAGTACCTGATTGACGGCTTAAGTAACATTCAACAGATTGAGTTAAACCAGAGAAAACCAAAAAGCCGCAATCAGTCTTTTTCTTGTCCGTCTTTTTAACATATAAACGGGTTTCGCCACGCTTGCCTGTCCAAAGCTTGCAGTCAAAATCACCAGAAGCATCAATTAAGTCAAGCGCTTCACAAGCAAAATCATAATGAGAAATTTCCATTTTAATTACCTTCTTAGATACAAAACGAGCACCCATCCCTTGAACTACAACAAAAAGTACATTCTTCCATTCCTCAGCTCTCTTGATTTGGTTGGGAGAGACGTTTAAAGCGGTTGCGATTTGTGCGATTTGGTTGGTGTTCATGGCTTTGTTTAACTCAATAACCTATTTTTGATCGAGTCCATAGGTTTTGTCAATAGTAAAACCAAAAATATTTAAACTCTTAATATTTGTTTACAAAGTAGGGAGCAGAGACCAACTAAAAAGGCGTTTGAGTCAGCACATAAAAGTAAAGACCTCTACCAATTACGGCGGAGGTCTTTACTTTTTAATCTTGAGGAGCTAAAATTAGGATACCACTCGAAAAAATCAGCGTCCTTTTTCTATGTAATCAATCTTAGCAGCTAGAAGTATAGTTTGCAAGGGGTTGTTATAAAGTTTTTAAGGTTGAGTGGTCAGCGTGGGATAGTGGCTGACTGTATTCCCATAAGGCGAAACTTGCGATGACTCAGTGCATAGCTTTGTTTTAAGCTTTATCCCGTGTTAAAAGAGCCTAGCGAAGCTCTTACTGAATCAGACACGGTGGCAACATGTCGGTGGTGTCGGAATAGCGATCCGAGAGATAAGCGCAGTTAGTAGAGCCTGAAAGCAGCCACCCGCAAAACGAGATTCACCCAGTAACAGAAGTTACAGTGCAATGGGTTTATATATTGACTTAGGCAATCAAGTGAAAGGCTTGTAAATGTTGAGTATATAAACACTCAGCTAAGGACTCTTCATGCTCAAATCTAGAGCATCGCTGATTTAAAGATTAAATGCAAAAAAAAAGAAACAATCAAAACTGAAAATTAGTTGAGCAAAAAAAATGAGAACCACACCAACAATAGGAAAACTCAGGTACAAAGCAAATCGGCTTGTTAGATTTTCATCCCTCTAAATTAGATCGCTGTCATAGGCGATCGCTTTGCTGTGTTTGCCAATTAAATAAAGTTGCAGAAAAATATTTTTTAGTGGTTGACATAATTATTGTTTGGTGGTAGTTTTAATTTATAGCAAATAAGACAAAGGAAAAAGCGATGCAAGTTTTAGATTTAGGTAATAACGAATCATTAACCACTGGAATTTTTGAAGATAGCGACGGAACATTTGAAGCATTGACACTTACTCAATCCAAGTCATTCAAAACCCGCAAAGGTGCTGAAAAATGGCTAGCTGCTAGAGGTTACGACGCAAACGGAAAAAAACAAATCAATGGCTAGACCTAAAGGTACAACCAAGCCCGATTCACTTGTATTTATCAAAGTGGTTTTGGGCGTAACAAAAGAAACAGAGGAGTGGTATAAATCACTCCCTGAAGGAACAAAGGCTAAAACTATGCGTAACGCGATCGCACTGTATCGCGCTACAAATACACATTGATTTGCGTAACAATTACACAGAAAGCTATAAGCGCGATGATCTTCAGGCTTTTCTGTCTAAGTACTATCCAAACTTGCAACCAATTTATCCAGAGTTTGTATCATGAAGTTTAACCCAACATACGAGATCGAGAAAGAAGAAGCGCAGCCAATGCTGCAAGTAATCAGAAATAAGCTGATTGAATCGGGTTACAAGTGCCGTAAATTTACTAAGAGTAATGACGGATTTATTGCTAGAAATGGCGAAAACTTAGCGCGTGTTTGGTTGAGATACCCTGCTGATAAAGTTTGGATTACTTGGCGCTTTTGGTGCGATCCAAGCGATCCACTACATCAGCTAGGAATTGATTATTTGATTGAGTCAGCGATTGTTAATTTTGGATGTAAATAGGAGAATTAATTGCATTATGAGAAAAGATGTCAAGACCGAACTAGAAGAATTAATTGATGCTCAAAAATTTTCTTTCCCTGTAAAAATATCTGTAAACGACAGAATCTCTAATGCTACCCTCATTTCTCTATGCTGGAAATTTGACGATAGGATATATGGTTTAGATCGTAGGTTACACAGTATTGAGAATAGCTTCGATCCTCAAGCAGTGCAAACAGGAATGCTAAAAATAATTGTTGAAGACATTACAGATTATATAAATTCACCGTATATAAATAAGCCATGATGCTAATCCAATACATTGAGATTGTTAATTTTGAGGGTTAAATGTTTAAAGCGAATAAAAACGCAAATCCATACCATCAGCAAGTGTACGAAGAAAATCCATATCTTCAGAAAATTTATAACACTTTTGAAGAGATAACCAATCAATTCCCCCACATTCAAAAACCATATGATCGCCATGTAATAAGGCTTGATTTAGGCTTTGATTTTGCAACTCTTATTTTTAGTGTTGAAGTAGTTGAAATGAATTGCAATGGGTTTATTTTTACGGCGTTTGTTTTTGTTCCTTTGTACTGATAAATAAATGATTCTGCAATACATCATAGATGAACCGCCCAAAAACACAAGTAACGGGCGTGGCAACTGGATACTACACCTCAAAGAAAAGCAATCACTGAAGCAAGGCGGCGCGATTGAGTCTGCTTTTGATTGGGATACCAAATCACAGTTACGCATTCACTTTCATCGCTTCGCCGCCCGAAATATGCCGATGGATGATGACGGTTTAGCGATCGCTTTTAAACCTGTGAGAGATGGTTTGATTGACAGCCTATCTCAGTACTTTGGACAGAAATTTGATGATGGCAATCAGGATTTATTCCACTTTGTTTACTCTCAATGTAAAGCGCCCGATCCTGTTTTTGCGGATACCATTGTGATTACGATTAGCTTGATGCCGCAATCATCACCATATAGTAGCGTGGTGATTAAATGGGGACATAATCCCATGTTGCATGACAAAGCCTCTCTCATCGCAACATTAGGCGAACTACGCGCCGCTAGGATTGCTGAGATAGTTGCTGAGCTTAAGTGGTCAAAGACTGGAACTAAGAAAGTGGATAAACTTAAGAAAGAGTTAGTCAAAACTCAGAAGGCGATCGCGCATTGTGTGGCTGAAACTGTGTTTAATGACTAAATCGGAATGGTTGGAATCGAACCAACTACTTTCGGTTCCCAAAACCGACCGTCTACCAATGGCTTACAATCCGAGGTGCGATCGCTTTATCCGCTGCCATCAACAATCTACACGGTGCGTAAATCTCAGGCTTAGGGGCGATCGCGTTTACAATATTAGCACAAAGCTTTATCGGTTGCCATCGTGAAAACACCGCTTGAAATCAGAACAGCCATACTCGCTGCTATTCCCGATCTAATTGGCATCAGGTATTTTGGCGACATTGTGCAACCCTCTATCTTGATGCTACCATCGTGGGTATTGCTTAAAGATCATGCGAGTCTAGACAACTTTAGCCTCGCTCAAATTAATGTGCTTAGATCGGTCGCAGGATTAAGCGCTATTACTCAAGAGGGGCTAGATGAAGGACTTAGTTATGCTGCTGCAAAAGTTTGCAAGTTACTGAATCTATACAAGCAGCTACCTTCCCCCACTCCCAAGAACGACCAATCTTCTCTATTAGATTCACTTATCTTTGAGTTTGATTACGCAGGGTACATTTAATGACTACACAAAGCCAATCTGAAGAAATCAAAAAGCTAAAGGCGATAATTTTGGAGCTAATCGAAGTTATCCAAGGTATGTCAATAGATCGGTACGGCTCTATCGAAAAGGATACAAAGACTTTATATCAGATAAAAGAGCTATTACAGGATTAACGGAATATTACGATCTAAAAAATAGTTTGCTTACCCTATTGACATCTTTCGACTAGTACTGATACTATTTTATTCATACAGACAAAACAAAGGAGTAAACGACCATGAACGCAGTAGTAAATCATATCAACGCAAGACTTCAAGATTGGTATGCAGTAGTAAAAAGAGACTACGGGGTTGTTGGCAGTGGGTTCGCAAAGTACAACAACGAAACAAATGAAGTAGAAATTCATTATATTGAGGATTCCGTAAAGTGTCTGTTTAAACATTACTGGCATTCAGATTTTAAGATTGAAACCATTTTTGATATTTGGCAAACAGAAGCAAACCCTGAAGTAGACGCAATCTAACCGACACACCCGCGCAAACGAGGGAGTTGCG